ACCTCATGGGTAACTGGACTTTTTAGTTTTTCAGTCAGTAGTTTTCCAAGCACTTGATATACATCACCATTACCGCAAACAAGCTCTTGATCACATTGAGTTTCAGAATTCTTCATTACAGGCTTTTCTACTAACCGTTTAACTTCTAGCTTTTGCAATGCATCAGCTACTGGTGATCTGAACCCGTTATTAAGGCCTGGTAAAACGAAATCCATAAGTCTTGGGGTCTCTTTTAAAAAACCATTTGTAATAGGCCCTTGTGGCTTAAAGTTCTCTAATTTTATATTGTTTAAATCATTTTTTAAGAAATGACTTGGCATAATATAAGTATTTTTTACAGTTGGCGTAGCTAGGTTTTCAAAACCATTATTATGTGGAACCCCACCCGCAGACACTTTAAATATACGCGCTGAAGCACCTAAGGTTGTCTCAAATTGATTTAGACCAGAACTGTGTGCCGTTGTAACTAATGCCGCTATCGCGACTATCTTTATAGTGTTTTTCATAATTACCTCCATTGTTAATTTAGTAAGCCATCTGCTTACATATAAATGTATAACAAAATAAATAAAATAACGCAATAAGTATTTTCACATAAAACACAATTATTTTTCAAAGTTGCTTTAGAGATACCTATATGTTACATATAAGTTATAGTAAAAATAACACAAGTGACACAATGGCCACAGATAGTACTAAAGACGTCGTTTTTGATTTAGCAATAAAACTAACTGAAAAGTATATAGAAATACATTCGGTTAAGGTAGATGGTATTGGGGATGTTTTAACGAAGCTGTATAAGGCGGTATATAACCTAAAGCGGGTTACGGACTTGGAATACAGTAAGGGACTTTTTCCAGCGGTACCAATTGATGAATCTGTTACTGATGATTACATTATTTGTTTGGAAGATGGCTCCAAGAATAAGGTATTAAAGCAGTATTTATGGAGACGTTATAACATGACGGTTGAGGAGTATAAGGAAAAATGGAACCTACCGCATGATTATCCTACGGTGGCTCCAAATAGCACTCTTAGGCGTAGGGAGATAGCTAAAAGAATAGGACTTGGACTGAAAAATAAGCTATAATAAGAAAAAATAGGGTGTTCTTATGGCTTTAAAAACTGTTCTTTCTTCACTCCTGGTGCTAGCTGTTTGCTTAGTCTCAAGCTTAAATGCTGGGAAATTCACTATCACTGTCCGAAATGAAATCGACGATAAAGATGATCCTATTTGCTTAAAAAGTGTTAATGTGTCTATTGGTAAGATTGAGCAGATTTCTCATCTAGAAGGGGATCCTATCGGTAAGGAATTTAATGTGACCATGAGTATGCCTTGCGTGGAAATAGTATACATTCCATTTTATCTTGAAAAGCTAAAAAATGAAGGAAAGGTACTAGATTGCTTTTCTTTTGGCAACTCTATTAGACTTTTTTCTTTCGAGGCTTTTTTAAGTAATGCTGGAACTACATCTAGAATAATGGCAGAAAACTTACGTTGCTATTATTTACCCTCTAACAAGGGGTTTGTTATTTCATATTTATAGTGACATTTATTAGGATAAAGCTATGGTAAAAGTTATGCTTGTTAGACCAGGAACGAAAAAATTTCTCTTGGCTTATCAGAGTGATCCACTAAATCCAAGCACTGCAAGATATATACAATATCTTTATGATTCATCTTATGAAGGTAGGAGGGTTTACAGCGGTTTTCCAAAAGAAAAAACAAACAATTACGAAACAAATAACGTAAATACGCTAATTAATTTTATTCAAAAAAATGATCTGTTTAAAAATAATCAAAACAAGATTGACTTTATAATAACTTGCGAGTCTTTTCTAACCAATACTTCAGCAAACGGCATAAGAGTCAGCGCTGACAAATCCAATTACCTAAGTGCTATAAGTAAATTAAAAAAATTAAAAATTCCATTTTTAATTAATGCAGCCATTAAAGATGATAAATATGCAATGGAAAACTTTTTAAATGAGATAGATGTCAACTGGCTTTTATGTAAAGAGATTATGATTGCAAATAATACGCAAGACCTTCTTCAAGAACAGATAAATGATCAACCATACGCGTCATGCAGCAGATCTCTTTTCTGTGATGAATTTAATACTATAGGTGAAGCTCACTTTTACAAATATAATTACGAGGTTCCAACGCTTGCTTCTGGTAATATTTATAAAAAAGGACTCTTTGATAGTTATGTTTCATCACAACCTTTAAATAGTCATTTACTAATTAAAATTTGTAACGATATAGGTGATAGATCTTTCCTTTCTTATGATATAGATGCCATATCACAACAGCAAAGCGGTAATAAAATACTGATATGTCAATCTGATTCATACACCCCAGCAGCTATTATTGGCCTTTTTACAAATACATATAATTCTTTAATCAAGCAAGACAATAAAGAACTAAAGATTGAAAAACTGTCTGAATATCCCTGGTTTAAGCAATTGAATGTTACGTTAGAAAAAAGCAGCGGAGATAACAACTCTAGAAAGAACATTCTTGATGTCTTTCCTAATATTAATTACTTAATATGTGCGGATACTGAAGGTTGGAGACATGATATGGATTTTTCTGTTGGTTCTTTGTTGTTCGGCGACGATCCTGTTAGAGGAATTATCAAGAATATTGGGAAAACGGATCAACTCTCTCCATTTTGTAATGTTATATCCTTACGAGATTTCTTTAAAAAAGAGGATGGGGATAACTTTTCTTTTGATCAAATACAGATGGAAGGTAATATGGTTAACACACCTTATTGTAAAGATGATAATGAAAGGTTTAGCTCGCGTGAATTTTGGGATAGTTTTGTAGAATATGACAATGAATCTGATGATAAGAAATATAAAAAAGATAAAATTCTTGAGGTTTTTGGCGTAGATATATCCACTGACTATGTTAAAGAAGAATTATACAAAAAACTACTTGAATGCAATGATTCAGTTAACTTTAAAGTTCACCTATACTCTCCACAAGTTGGTAACATATATAAAATAACTAAGAGTGCAGGAAATGTCTATTTGTTTGAGCAGGTTAAACGTGAATGGGATTTTTATGGTAGTTTATGTGATTACGCATTATTTGACTTAGATCAAATTGACCCTGTTCCACCTCCACAAAACTGAAAATGCATCAAAAAGAATCAGCGCTTTGCCAGCAGTTTGTTAAGTTTCTTGTTGAGTTGGAGAGGGTAGAGCTTTTCTCTTACGGTGGCAGTCCTGTTATTTGGTTTCACGTAAGGAACGAGTTTACTGGCAGCTACAATCCTGTCTTCGGCAGAACAAAAAAGAAGGAAGGTGTAAAAGCTGGAGTAGCTGACTACATCTTCCTGTGGAAAAATGGGTGTGGATGCTTGGAATTCAAGTCTAAATCCGGGACACTTTCAAGTTCACAGAAGCAATTCCAGAGTGACTGCAAGAAATCCCAGATAAACTATGCTGTTGCAAGATCTCCACAAGAAGGTTTAAATGTACTTCAGTCCTGGGGAATACTTAAGCCTTATTAACCACCCAACATATCACTAATCTTATTTGAATCTTTGATAAGCTCATCTTGTTCTAGGTGAGCATACCTCATGGTAGTAGAAATGTTGCTGTGACCAAGTAACTTAGAAATGTTATACAAAGGTACCTTCGCCTTGATAGCCAAAGAAGCAAACGTGTGTCTTAGGTCGTGGATTGTTACGTGCTCTAAGTCTAACAAAACCCTGATTTCTTTCCAAGTATCTTGAAGCCTGTGGAGGGACTTACCTTGTAACTTACCCACAAAAACATGTTTATTTCCTGGAACCCTCTTCATTGATTTTAAGATATTGATAGCCTTGTCATTTAATGGAATCGTCTTGCTTCCGGTCTTACTATCCTTCAGGTTTAAACATTTCTCCCTTAATGAAACTTCATCCCAAGTAAGACCCCGAACTTCTCCGTGGCGACACCCGGTAAAAAGAATTAGAAGAAGCGCCATAGCATGGGCCTTACAATGAGCGTGGTTGCTCCCAGACTTCTTTGCATGCTCAAGAAGTACCGCCTCTAACTCATTCACTTCCTCTATGTTTAAATAAACCTTCCTTGAATATTCCTTGTAAGACTTTACACCCTTACATGGATTAGTTCTCTCGTCTAAATATCCCCATGCCATTGCTTGAGCAAGAGAACTCCCAATAATCTCCTTTAATCGGTTGAACTGTACAGGAGAATTAACTAGCTCCTTCTTGATAAATATTATGTCCTCTTGGGTGATCTTGTCTAAAAGCTTAACACCAATGCGCTTGTTGCTTTTTAAAATATTAATCCGACTGGTGTTGGTCCTTATTGTGCTCGCCTTTAAAGTGTTAACATGACGCTCTAAATAAATATCTAAAAAATCACTAAACTTGATTTTCTTTCTTTCTTCCTCCGCCTTATCCTGCTGCCTCTTCTTGTAAACTTCCTTTGGATCAAGCCTGCGCGCAAGATCTGCACGCCATCCCATAGAAATCTCCCTGGCTACTTCACAACTAATGTCCGGATAGTTGCCGATTTTTATATATGTAAACTTTTTGTCTATAGGTGTACGATAAAAGAACTGAAACGTTTTAATTCCACTGGGAAAAACTTCAAGTGCTAAACCCTTGATCTGGTCGTCCCATATTTTATAACGCTTGTCATTAATGATAGCCTCTTCTGTAAGCCTTTTCGTGATTTTCATTCGTGTCTCCATCTAATTTTTAACTTTTTCCAGTATAGCAACTGGTTTAGCAAATTATCCAGTAAAAACATATGAACATGCGTAAAAATAAGGCAATAATAAGCAATGCAAACAAGCCTGTAATCCAGTGTATGCAAGGGTTTTATGGGTATTTTATGAGTATAGCAAATGAGTTTAGCATTATGTGTTTTTAAAGTTTCGAATCCCGTTGGGGACGCCAACTTTTAAAACCTCCAAAGTCAATAAAACCAACGGTTCCAGCGCCCCAGTCATTTGGGGTTTTTCTCTGGTTTAGCACTGAGTTTAGCAGTGGCTTCTGTAATCTAGGCTTTCTGGTGGTTGCAGAGATATGCCATTTATCAGGGTGTAGCTTTTTTGCCGTATTTTAATTAAATTTTATGGAGTTCTCTTGACATATGCTGTCTATAAAGTTTCAATCGCAGTTGTAACAACTTTATTAAAGGAACCTTTATGTTTTTTAAGAAACTAGATATCGAGAGATTACCAAAAGATACGAAGAAAGCTGTAGCTTTAGTTTTAATGGGAAACTTTTTAGAATACTTCGACTTAATGTTAGGGGTGCACCTAGCAATGATTTTAAACAAAGTGTTTTTACCGCAAGACACAGGATACGAGCATATTTTAAGACCAATGACATTTTTACTACCGTTACTTATGAGACCTTTTGCTGCAATAATTTGGGGGTATATTGGGGATAACCTTGGAAGAAAAGTCGTTTTAACAGCGACGATGATTATAATGGGGGCGTCCTGTCTTTTCCTCACGTTCGTGCCAACGTATGCTGTCTGGGGAATAACTTCTACATTTACGTTTTTCACCATTAGATCTATACAAGCATTTGCATCAGCAGGGGAGCTTGTTGGTGCTGATGTGTATATAGCTGAAACGGTGCCTGCTCCAAGGGCTTATGCTACGGCTTCTTTTGTGGAGGTAACCGCAGGATTAGGAGGTCTTTTAGCGTGCATTGTTGGTGCTTTCACAACTTTTGTGGATCCAATTAATGGTTGGAGATATGCCTTTGTTATTGGTGCATCTATTGCTGTGCTAGGATCGCTTGCCAGAAAGGATTTAAAGGAAACTCCTGAGTTTTTGAAGAAAAAAAGTATTTTAATTGATGTTGGAAAGACAGAATTTATAGAAAATAAAATTGAACAATTCAGAATTAAAAACATTGGGTGCATGATTTTAATGTATGCTATTTTTGGTTTTGTCTTCTTCTTCGTTTACTCTTATTGTAACTCGCTTTTGGAGAAGAAGTTTGCTTACTCAACCTCTCATGTTTTAATGGTCAGTGCTTCAATTATTACTTTAAAAATGGTCTCAACCTTCACTTTTGGAAGAATCGCATTAAGGGTATGTCCTAGAAAACTATTACGCGTAATTTATGGATACTTATTTATAATAGGTCTGGCATTGAGTCTTTATCCAAATTGGCATGAATCATCTTTTAACATAAGACTTTTACAATACATAATCAGTTTGGCTCCTGGAGGCCTTGATATGGCTCTTCCACTCTTCATGAAGTCCTACGCTACTAATAAAAAAATGCAGGCTTCTCTGTGGGGATGGGCAATTTCAAAAACTATGATCTACTTTGTCACAGCGGTTTTATGCGCAACAATTGGTGACTTAAATATTTTGCTGGTAATCTTGTCGTTTGTGGCAGCATGCTCATATATTGGGGTACACCTCTTCAAAACTTACGATCAGATTTTAACCCCGAAAGAGTGTTCATTTATTAATTCATTTCAAAAAATAAAAATTCAAACAAACAATTCGGATTTAGCCTAAAGAACATGTAATTGAATGAATTTTAATAAGTTTACGTTTATTGAAATGTTAGACAGAATAGGTGCTGCCAATTCAAGAATACGATTAGACTACTCTTTCTCCATTGTGAAACCTGGGAACTACGCTTACTCAGCTAAACAAATGGCGATTTCGGCGCTTTTGCACCTGATAATTACAGAGTGTGTAAAACCGTACATGAGTCCGGTGCATGGCGACCCAGTAGAAATAACTAAAGATAGATGCCTCCTTCAATGGGAAGCTTGTGTAAACGGTAACGGTTATACCATTGAAGGCGTCTTCTATTTTGAAATCGTAGATTCTATTCAGATATTTGTAGAAGAAGATGACTGTGGAAAAACACAAAGATATAGAAGAAGCAACTTATATAGAGCCATTAGTTTAATTATAAATCACTACCTAAATGAAGATTTGCAACGTAAAAAAGAATTCAGAACCCAAAAAGAAGCCTTGTACCATTTAAAGAAAACTTATCCATCCATAAATCTTCCTGATTATGTTTTGGAAACGTTATTCAACAGCCTAGTCAATGATGATTAAAGATCGTCAGCCTCACGCTGACAAATCCTTGAAATCCAATTCCAGTAACGCTTTAAAAGATTAATATTAGCCTAACATCTTTGGGTTTTTAAAAAAACCTATTCTGTGAGAATAATCATAATTATCTGACAAAAATAGAGATCTTATGGAAAGGCAAAGTAAAACAGGCAAAATATCATTAATGGATGAAAAAGAAGTTTCAGAACTTTTAAACATCAAATTATCCACTCTTAGGCAATGGAGGTCTTTAAACAAAGGCATGAAGTACTATAAGCTTGCTGGATTTGTTCGATACAACATTGACGATATTTATGAATTCATAGAAAGCAACGTGCAAAATCCTAAAGCCTAAAAGAAAGACAGTTATGTTTCTAACCAGGTTTTCAAGTTTGTTAAACACGACGCCAGTAGATGTAATTGATATATCAAATGAAGAATTAATTAAGTTGTTTCAAGATTTCGCGACTGTTAGCAACAAGGATGATCCGGGGGTGGGGTATGTAGGATTTTATAGGCTTAAAGCTGGAACCACGAGAAGGGCTGATAATGTAGAGCAAATAACTGCATTGGTATTAGACTTTGACAACCTGCATGAAACAACTGTTCCAGAAGATCTAATACCATTTTTACAAAAGGAAAATTTTTTTTACTTATATTACAGTACTATATCAGCCACCAAAAATAATATTCGGTGGCGTTTAGTTATTCCTTTTGAATCGGGGGTAACCTCGAGAATTTGGAGGGATATTTTCCCAAGGTGTTTAGCCTTTTTAAAATTTCCTGGTGGAGTAGATTCAAGTTCTGGTACAGTTTCCCAGGTGTTTAGAATGCCTTGTGCTGCACCAAACACTTACAAGCTTTTTGGCTACCACAATGGTGTTAGGGCGTTATCGCTTAGGGACTTACCATCTGAAGCAATTAGGGTTGATGATTTTAGTATCAAGACCAAGTCTTTGTTAAATGTTTCTGAAGTCTGGAAAGTTTTAAGTAAGATTAATCCAGACGATAATTATGAACAGTGGTTTAAAACCGGAATGGCTTTAAAAAGTGAGTTCGGAGAGAGTGGGTATAGTATATGGTTACAGTGGAGTGCAAAAGGAGCGAAGTTTGGCGGAGAATCAGAGATTAGAAAAAAGTGGTATAGTTTCAAGGGTTCTGGAACTACACTTGGTAGTATCATTTATTTTGCGAATCATAGAAATTATGAAACTTGTAAAAAGGATTCTACTATTTATAGTAAGCCTCAGCCTGTGCCTTCTTTTTATAGCGGCTGCCACTTACTACTTAAATCAGATAATAGAGATGAAGTTAGTGACTCTATTTCAGGAAAAGCCTGTGAAAAAGGAAATACCGAAGCCAGAGCCCGCAGTAGAGGTGAGGACGAGGAAGAAACCAGAGAAGATCCGGGTTTAAACTTTCAGGATTTCGGTAAATGCGATCCTTTTGATCTGAGAGATTTTCCCTTTCTACAAAGTATCTTTAGCTTTTACGAATCACGTTCGATTCGTTTTTGTCCAAATTTAGCCTTAGGTGCAACTATAAACATTGCATCACTAGTTCTACAAAATTTAACTTTTGACAAAATCAGAACCCGCCCAAACATTTACTCGATGCTTATTGGTGCTCCTGGGGCAGGCAAGCAAAAGATTATAGATATTACCACCTTTTTATTAAGGCACTTTGACTTGGAGAAACAAATGGTGCGCAACATCGGTACAGTACAAGGGATTGAAAAACATTTAATAAATAACCAAGGAAAGGTTTTCATTTTACTTGATGAAACTCAGGATTTTTTTAAAACCCTACACTCAAAAAATGTTAGTGAACACAAAGCAGGTCTTTTAACTTTTTTTAAAGAATCCTTTGGTGGTCATATATACAGCGGCGCCATAACCAAAGGCTCTGAAAAAGTAACCATTGATAAGTTAATTGTAAATTGTTGTTTGCTTGGGGTTCCCAATACCTTTAGATACCTAAACCTACAAGACTTTAACGGCGGATTAATGAGTCGATTCCTGTTTTTCCGTGAACCAAAAAACACTGATCCAATTGATTACAGTGCTATGGGAATAAGGGAAGACCCATTTATTTCTACTATTTTTAAGGAGGTCTCCTTTCCAAAAACTGTTCATTTTCCAAAAAACTGCATGGAATTCATGATGGAGTTTCAAAAGTTTTGCTATAGCAAGCAAGAATCCTTGGATGATTCCATGGAAGATAACATTATTCGTTTACCAGAACTAACCTTAAAATTAGCCTTATTAACCGCTAACCAACAAGGTCAAGTTACATATAAAAGTTTTCTTTGGGCTTCATCTGTTGTGATCCAAAGCTTCAATACTATGGTAAAGCTCATACAAGAACATTTTTACTATGGTGAATACAGTGATCAAATTAAAAAATTTGAAACCTTGTTAAAAAAAATGAGCAAAAAAGGAAAGGTTATGAGAGTAAGTACTTTGCGTGCACATTTTTCAACCATTCGTACAAACATTTGGCTTGATCTTTTGCAAAATGGCCAAGACAGAAACATTTTTAAACTTAGCGAAGAACTAATGCCAAGTGGGCAAAAAAGAAAAATCTTAATATACAAAGGGAGTGAAAAGAATGCTTAATTTATATAAAGGAAAAAAACTAACTCCTCTTAAGATCGTCATATACGGGGATAACGGTGTCGGTAAGAGTCATTTCGCCTCTTATGCAACAAAGCCTGTGTTTCTCGATCTAGAGGGCAATATTGATCATTTGGATGTTTTCAAACAAGAGGCTTACTCATGGACTGAGGTTTTGGGGTTTATAGATTTATTAAACCGAGAGGAGCATGATTTTAAGACTTTAGTAATTGATTCGATAGATGCATTAGAGCAATTGAATTGGACAGATATTTGCAAAGGTGTAGATGCGAATTCGATTACGGATAAGGTGAAGCTTGGTTATGGACAGGGGTATGCCTTAGCTGCTGAGAGGGCTAAGTATCTTTTGGGTAGGATTGAGAAATTAAGGCAAGATCGCAAAATGAATATTATTTTAATTGGTCATCAAGCGATTAAGAAAATAGATAATCCAGAGGTAGTGGAGTATGACTTATTTTGCTTAAGGGTTAATGAGAAGTTTGCGTCATTAGTTTCTGACTGGAGCCACACAATATTGTTTGCAAATTATGAGATGTACACCACTCTTAACGAAAAGGGGGAGAGGATGGTTATTCATGCAAAAGATCCTAGCGTAGAAAGTGACCAACGTAAGCGGGTGCTTTATACGACTGGAACCTCGTCGGTATTAGCCAAGAATGTTTTTAACTTACCGCAAAAACTACCGCTGGATTGGAAAGTTTTCAGTCAGCATGTAAGTGAATTTTTTAAACAAAACCCAGAAAAAGGAGAAGAATAATGTCAGAAGATGTGGATAAAGAGATCATTCGGTGGCTTTTATTAAAGACAAAGACCCAAGTGCAAAATGTAAAAAAAGATCTTTGTGATATTTTAATTGATGGAATTGTTAACAAGGATAACATTTTTGCCACAGTGAAGTTATTTGATGAGCTTGGTGAAAACCTTAATAGATCAATTGAATTGGTTCAGAATCCGAGAATAAAAGATAAAAATGAACACACATATATAAACAAGCCCTGTTTACAAAACAAATAAAAGGAGTATTTTATGAACACAATAGATATTGAAGAAAAGTCTGAATTGTTAGCAGATGGAGACTATCAAGCAGTCATTGTAGATTGCTCAATAACCCCTGAGAACTTACAGTGGATGGTTGAGAAGTCTGTCAGAATGATATGGAAGATCACTTCTGGTCGGGATAGTGGTACGACCATATCACAGCGTTTATATATATATTCCAAAGACCCGTCTAAGAAAAAGAAGCAAGAAAAGAAACTTGTGCATATAAATAAGGTTTTTTTTGGACAAAACAAGAAAACAGATCCCAAGGATTATATTGGGTGTTCAGCTACGATTTCAATTTCTAGTTTTTGTCCCGCTGATGGCCAGGCCATGAATTACATTAAAGGTGTTAGCAAAAGTGCTGCAATTGCACTGCCAATATCACCAAATCAACATTATCCAATTATGGATAATGAAATTCAATTTTAAATGGAGTTTATTATGACCCAAGTAAAGCACCTAACTTCATGTGGAAAAATTAATCAAATTAATGCGTATCAAAGAAAGCTTGAGAAAAGATTTGTAAAATACATGCGAAACAAAGGCTTACACATACTTGGGTTCATTATTACTCCATTCCTCCTAATGCTGCTTATTTTATCTGTTACGTAATAAAAAACACAAATATATTGACATATACATAAACATGCATCATATTGTTGTGACTATCAAATTTCGTATTTGTTGTTGAGTATTGTTTGGTAGTCATTTTTTTAACTGATGGAGATATTTATGAAAAAAAATAAATTATATTATACGACAGCGGCTCTTATGTTATTTTGTGCAAACACTAGCGCTATGGAATACCGTGATGCGAGACCCAAGAAAAAAGTTACTTTTGTAAGCTGCCTTGATGAGAAAAATAAAGAGTTCACACAATTTGGAGGTGGACGTACAAGCATCCGTGTAGTAAGCGATACTATGAACATAGATGGTAGTAAGTATACCGTAAAAATAAAGGACCCAAATGATAGCTGGGAAAGAATTGGTCAATCCAAGTATGATAAAGCTCCTTGCTTTTCAGGGAAAAAAGAAGCTCAGGAAGTGAATACCTACCAATATATATATCCAGCAGATCAAATAGATTTTGAAGCTTCTGCGTACAATTATCCCCCAGCACCTGATGCAAGAATGCCTGAGAGCATTTATCCCATTACTTTGGCCTCGTTTAGCGAACGCAAAAAACAAATGCGGACTCAACTTAACAAGGATTATGAAGAAATAATTAGCAGTGCCAATCAGGCTTTTATAACTGAGAAAAAGTCTTCGTTATTTAAGAGAATAACTAGCTCAGTGTCTAATTTTATTTATGGATTATTAGGTAAAAAACCACCATTGCCTACACCTATAAGTGATAGTTTTAGAACTAGACTTGAAGAAATAGATAAAAATATAAAAAATCAATACTTCAATATGGGGGTGCATTTTACTGAGAAACGAACCTTTGACGATTTACCTCAGTTAAAAAGATTGAGTCAGAAATTTAGATTTAAATTTAGTTTTCAAGGTTAGATTATGGAAAGTTTTTTTATTGAACACGGTCATATAATAGGTACTAGTACAGCTATCTTTGGTATTCTTTGGCGTAAATTCTGGATGATAGACGCCAAGTTTGACGGTGTTAATAGAAAAATAGACGATCTTTCTAGGCACATAGATCAGAAGTTTGATCGGTTTGATCAGAAGTTAGATCGTCTATATGAACAGATACTAAATCTAAATAATAACCACAATGTGCTGAAATCAAAGGTTTACGGACTACAAACAGGTGTGGAGCGCGATAGAGCTCACTATGGTCTCCCACCTTCTTAATAGACAAGGTGATAAATGATATGGATTGGAACCAGACATTAACGATAGTATTTACGACTTTAAGTGGGATCGTAGGTGTATTTCTTGTAAGTAGAAGAGATATGCAGATCATGGACAGTAACCACAGAGAAGACATGAAGAACATGGATGACAAGCTAGTCAAGATGGACGAGAAATGGGAGAGACTGTTTAGTCTCTTTGTGGAGAAGTTTAAGGGGTAGATATGATAATAAAAGATGGTGAAGTTTTGTTTGGTTACAACTACAAGTTTTAATCTTACTCCTTCCCTAGCTCTTGAAGAGTGACGCCTGTTTCGTTTTTAACGATTCGTCCGATATGAGAAGCTAGGGAATCAGAGGGGTTTTTAGCATATCGGGTAGCCATGTTAAGGAATTTCTTGGAGGTTAGGAGTTTTGTGACACCAGCAGCACCTAGAGCTACGGGAACTGCAGTTGCAGCACCTGCCATACCAGCGCCAATTCCAGTGATTAGATTTGTTACTCCTTGGGTAACTGCGGTACCAGAGGGGTTAGGGGTATTTCTTTGGGCAACCACCATAGACTCTGCTACCTTAGCGAAGTCTTTTAGTTTATCTGTATTCCCTTTACCTAACACTTTTTCGAAGTCTTTTAGGGATTTTCTATTGTTCAGACGTTTAGCCAAGGGGTTGTAGGACACTTCTTTACTAATTGGATCCAAGAACTTACCCGAGATCAGGTTTTCTAGCTGCTCGCGTTTAGCTACTTTTTCGAAGGACCTTTCGGCTTCGTTGAAGGTCTTTTTCCAAGCAGGATTTGCCTTACCGTATTCCTCTATGTCTTTCAGCATCGCACCTTGAGCTTTTTTTATAAGAGTTTTAACACCGCTATCTGTTTCCCAGTTAATTGCACTGTTAAGACTTCTCTTGGTTCCAAGAAGCATTTCAACAGGCATAGGAACAGCGAGTTTTTTATCAAACATGATGTTGCCTTCAAGCTTGTCTAGGGTTGCAAGCAACTCATTCTCAGACTTAGAAGGCAGTGCAGTCTTAACTTTATCTCTAATTGATTTAATAGCGTTAACTGTATTATTAGGTACTATCTGAGCATCCTTAGGCAATTGTTTGGCAGCCTTAGAATAGAGATCCCTGATTTCGCTTTCTACTGCTTCATTTCTTAATGGACCTACTTTATTAGCCATTTCTTCAAAAGCACCCTTAAACTGTTCGGATGCCTTGCTTACTTTTTCCTTAATCATTTCTCCAATAAAAGGTGTCTTAGATGCATACTGGTTAAGATGTGCCGTTAACTTTGAGTCTGTAACTGCAACTGCTGGTAAATCAACACCTAACCTCTGCGCTGCTTCCATAACCTCTGTCTTAAGATTCTTTGGATCCACACCAAGAATTTTAGCCGCAGTTTTATTGGGTATTTGTGCTAAAGATTTTAAACTCGCTTTATTCGTTAATATTGAAGTTAATGCACCAGCAGCAATACCCGAACCAAAGTTAGTTTTTTCTGTTACAGCAGATGTTACTCCCGCAGCAGCTATTGCTGATGGATTAGTACTTCCAAGAGTCTGTAGCACTTTTGCTGTTCCTTTGGCACCCATTTTACCCGCAACAGCACCAAGTCCTCCAGTAGAAGCTATCGAACTCGCTGTCTTAATACCTTCTGATAACCACTTCTCATCTTCTGGAGTCTTTGTGTAATCTCCAGTTTTCTCATCAATCTTTTTGTCAATCGCTTGTTGGGCAGAGGCAATTAATGGTGCCTTTTGTGATGAATCACCACCTGACTTATAACGGTTGTACATCATACTCTTTGCACTTCCTGGTGATTTCTCAGCTTCTGCTTTATTAGCTTTTGCTTGCTCACTGTTGGAGGTATCAGAAATCGCATTGAATAATTGAGCCGGAATATTGTACGCAGCAGTCGCCATGTCAACCGCACCACCAATTGCACCACTTACTAAATCCTTACCACGTCGCGCAAACGCTTGACCCCAACTACCCTCTTCTTCTTGAGGACCAGTGTCAGTCAACCCTCCAAAACTATCAAAATTAAAGCCTTGTGGTTCACTAACTTCTTGTGATACTTCTGGAGATGGCACTTGGGGCGATTCTGGTTGACTAACATTTCCTCCAAGTGCTTCAAAACTAAATGCTGGTTCCGCCTGAGGTACTTGATTGCTAGTATCAGTCATTCCTCCATAATTATCAAAGGTAAATGGTTGATTAGCTGGCAAGTTTAGCTCCAGCCTTTATAGCATCTTGAACCCTATTTGCAGGTACCGCTCCCATACTTCCATCAGGCCCTATCATCCTTACCATCTCATTACCTCCTTGTGGAGCCTGTGGTGGGGGGGCCTGTTCACCTTGAAGTTTAGCTCCAGCCTTTATAGCATCTTGAACCCTATTTGCAGGTACCGCTCCCATACTTCCATCAGGCCCTATCATCCTTACCATCTCCCCCGAAGGAGCTGCAGCTTGTGGAGATTGAGGTCGTGCCTCTTCTCTCATTTGGTTCTTTGCTCCATAAGAAGGCCTTGCACTTATTTCACTCTCATTTCGCTTCATCTGACGATCAATGACTTTTTCAAACCTTGATAACATCTTCTCAGCAGCTGCCTTAGTCTTATGACTTCCAGGAGTTTGTTCAGTCAAGAACTCAAATTCTTTCTGGTTCATGTTTCCAAAAGCAATGTTTCCTTTTACATAAGATAACAATCCTTTGCTAATTGAATCGTATAGTTCTGTATCTGAATAAGCTTTGCTGCCTGTTTGTTGACCCCAGATCCTCTTAGCTTTTGCCGCAAGAGTATCACCTGTAATGACATCGCCTTTTTTCAAGATGTCTCTTAGATCTTGAATCTTGTAGTTAACATCTTCCATTTGTAGATTCTGATCAGCTAAAGTCGCTTGTTTTTTAGCCACTAACTTGGCTTGTTCTTTACCCAAGATCACATCGTGTTGTGCATTTGGATCTTTTGAAAAATCAAGTCTTTCACGCATCATGTTAGCGTTTTGTTGGTTAATGCTAAGCTGTTGATTCGCTCTACCTTCTTGCATTTCTTGGGTTTGGATAGCTTTTCTTTCAAGCTGTTGCTCCATTTGCCGATCTGCAATTGATGGGAACATATCATACAAATCAATCTTTTGATCACCTTTTTTAGGATCACTCATTAAAACCTTACGACTCTGCTGGTCGATCATATCGATTTTATAACTGGTCCCCATCACATCGTTGTATTTATTTACCATTGTATTTGCAGCATTGCTCGCATCTTCATAAGGAATAGATCCCATGTGCTGGGTCAAAGCTTCTAACTGCGGTGCTAAAGCTTCTTCTACTTGCTGTTTTTTTGCAAATTCTTGATTTCTCTCAGCAGCAGCATTTGCCACACCTTCAAGATGAGAGAATGTGTCTGTCATCTTTCGGGCCATTTCTCTACGCTCTTCATTAGCAGATGACTTAGAACCGTGCTCCAATCCAGTCAATAAACCAGCAACCGCAGCTCTCCACCCACGTTGAGGACCATCTCCCATTCCTTTACGCATAGCCCCAAACAGATCTGCTTTCTCATCACCTGAGTTTGGAACAGCAGTAGCGCCTTCGTATTGCATCTTAGCTAACTGCGCTTGAGTCTGAAGACCTGCCGTCGGATCAGCTGGTTTTGGCTTGTTCTTGGCTTTAAGAGTTAGGAGATCCTTGTATATATTTCCCATTAACGGCGACCTCCAAAAGAGCCACCTATTTTATTACCAAGCATAGCTCCTCCACCTCCACCAAAGTAAGCACCAGCAGCTGTTCCTCCTAATTGCATTAGCGTATCTCCAAAGGAAGGTCCTCTTGAATTGTAAGCAGCCATTTGATTTTGGTAGTTAGCTTGCGTTGCACTAACTTGGGCATTATAACGATTCATACTATCCATACTTTGTTGCTGAAATATCTGATTAGCAAGTTCTGGAGCACGAGTTTGCATTGCTTTGTTTTGATCTTCACCACGGATACCTGCTCCCATGTTAAACAAACCATACTGGCTTTGCATAGCTTGCTGCCGTCTAGCATCTAACTGGGCTTTGTTTTCAACCTTAAGCTGATGTTCTTCCTGAGCCCTTTGTAACTGACCCATGCGTCCTTGTTCTCTAAAGTTATACATATTCTGACGATTAGCAAGATCCGCACCCTTGAGCTGTTCACCATAAGTAGTAGCATTAACATTGCTTTGCTCTAAAGTTCGAGCTTTTTCACCAGCTAAAGCAGCTTTCATTTCCGCAGCTCCAGTACTGTTACCATACCCCCTACGATTTAAATATTCCTCATTCTGATTTTCCTGCTTGGTAAACTCTTTTTGAATAAGATTCTTTTCTAAAGCCTTAAAATCTTCAACGTACCTATTAAAATCAGGTAACCTCGATAACTCAGCAATGTCTGCTTGACGTTCGGTGTTTAATACATTCATGGTCTCGAGAAACGGAGCAAAATCAACCACAGCGTTAGGATCATAGGCACTGAGTTTTTTAATCTCAACCATGGCCTTATTCATTAAGTCCCCAGCTTCCTCATACATCTTCTGCTCTTCTGGAGTGCGAGGTAAACGTTCGATTTTACGTATTTTCCTCCCATCAGGACCAATAACCGTAATTGCTTTGGTACCCGTAACTTCGTCAATTACATCCATTAACTCCGGAGGTGGTGGTGGTGGTGGAATTGACGGTGCAGAAGGTGCATCACCACCACCACTCATATATTTTTCCTTGTCACTTCAAACCAAGCCATATTTCTCCAATATTGTAAAAACTTTACTCCCAATGACTTACATTGTCTTAGCAAAGTAATTATCGATTTTTCTTTAGAAGATATTAATATTTTAGCAAAACCTATAGTAAATGGAAAGCTCAGCAACAGCTTAAGCCCTGTCTTGTATGGCACTTTGTAGCGATATTGATCAAAAACATGCAAAGAGATTTCACAAGTCTTTTCATCTATTGTTTTAATCCCGTAAAGAGCTACTTCTTCCCCATCATGGTTTACCACAAAAAATTCCGTATCCTTGTGATAAAAGCTTGGAAATACTCTTTCTACATCCTTAGAATTAATCTCGACAAGCTGCATAACTATCTCCTGTCAAAGATCAATCTCAAACGCATGCATAGTGCTGACGCCGCCATATCCCGCGGCATATCCTGAATTGAGATTCGTGTATGGAGCGGCTTTTTTAAGTTCATAACTAATTTCTATGCCTTGAGTACCAGTGTCCACAAAGAGGTTAGAAAAATTATAAGTACCGTTCTGTCCAGATGCAGTTGCTCTCCCTATGGCACTGTAGATAGAGTGGGTCACGCCCGTATAGCCGCCCGGTAGATTTGTGCCAACCTTAAACGGCTGGTTATTCTTACATAAAGTAATAGAGCCATACTGGTTTTGACCAACGCCCATATTGAGGGAATAAAATAATACAATCTTAGAATTCGTTTTTCTTGGTGTAATTTTTAATAAAAATGGTTCAGCTGCAAACGATATGGGGGTCTCAGGCATGGCCCCTGCATTATATTCACCTTTCGAAACTTTTATATTTTCATAAGAAACAATTTGCAGCACTAAGCCTCGATTGGGCAAGAAAGATACTGCACCCGCTCCATCAGCAGTTAAGACTGTTTCTGCAAGATTATTACCTGAACTTATCTTGGTTGTATCGACTGCAGCTAAACCGATCTTCTCTGCAGTTACAGCACCATCTGGTATTTTATCTGTAGTTACAGCACCGTTAAAAATCTTCTCTGTGGTTACAGCACCATCTTCAAGCTTAGCAGTAGTTACATTAACATCAGCAATCTTCTCTGTGGTTACAGCACCATCTTCAAGCTTAACGGTTGTTAAGGAAGAGTCCACAATGTTATGGGTACTAATGGAATTATTTGCCAGCTTTAATGCCGTAATTGCTCCATTACCTATTTTACCACCAGTAACTGCTCCATCTTGTATCTTAACTGTAGTTACTGCATTAGCTTCAAGTTCAACATTGGAAACTAAAGTCCAACTGATATTGCTGTTTCCATCTGTCTTTAAAAGCTTATTAGCATTAAGTGGATTACCAGCGCCTGGAATATTTCCAACTTGCACGTCATTGATAGCTTGAGCCAACATGTTGACATCATCGGTTAGGGCATTAAATTCCGCATCAAGCATTGCTGCTGTTGGAGGGCGTGACTGTAACAAATCAAAACGCGTGCTATTAGGCAAAGATTGTTCAGGTTGATAAGGCAACGCTGGCCTACTTTTATTAGTCGGTAAAGGCATTTCTACTCCTATTAACTATGTTCAATTATTCCAAATAAACGAATTCTTTTTAAAACCAGAGGTCCATTTATACTTGATCCTACTAAATTTAAAGTAAAGTTTGAGCTGATAAATTTTAATCTTTCCTTAAGAAATATGTAAGGATCATCAAGCCTAAAACCTAAGGCATTTGGATTTGGGTTTTCTGGATCACCACCAATATCTTGAAGTTTTATAAACGGTACAACTCCTAAACTGTCACCTTTATATTGCAAACTATAAGTATCTTGTAACGTAAAGGTCTTGCTGAGATCCCCATCTACCATTATGAAAATACTATTTTTTTTATTAACCACAAAGCTCGATGGATAATCACAAATAATTTCATAACGCTTATTCGCAAAACGTTTACCAGGCATGTGTACTACAGGTAAAACCCACAAGAAGTTTATAAGATCTTTACCGTTATTATCTCCATAAATTGGTGTACCAATAGTACCATCTGCATATCTGTAAATTTTATTACCCACACTCAAGTAAAGGGAGCTGTCTAAAGTTGATAGAAATGATCCTGCTTTGTAAAAGTCCCCTGAAAATAATGTCCATGCAAAAAGGTTGGTTGAATATAGAGAAACTAAAACTTTATTAAGACCAATTTTAAATCCACAGAAAGAGCCTGATTTATATTTAAACGATCTACATGCACGATAAACCGGATTGGAAGTAGATGTTTCAACGACAAAGTCCCTTACCAAGGGATCAATAGCATCATTTGAAGATGCAGCAAACTGTTTAGCTACGTTTAGTGTACTAAATGATAATAAACCATTATGACTGACAAAGTAGAGATCGTTTGCCATTTCCATCAAAAGGTTTCCATGGACAATTCCAATTGGCATAATTGATGAAAACTCAAACACATCACGGGTTGGATCCATAGATGCACCTAAAGGCTCGGAACCAGTCCAGATTTGAGTCTTGTTGCGTCCCATAAATACCATAACATTATTTACATAACCTATTGCCTCTAAGTTATCCGGTATTCCATGACTTTCAGAAAGATCAATGCTTGGAACTGTCTTCGTGGTTTCATTAAACCAATCTGTAATCGTATTGGTCTTGTAACTAAAATAAACCCGTAATGCTTGATCTGGATTTCGGTACCTGAGACCAACCGGACCAACACCTAAAGCCCATATGCGATTATAGGCAACAATCATATAGCTAAAAGTAGGTGGCCAATCTTGATAGAATAACTCCGGTTCTTCAAATTCAGGTAAAGCATCATGTGTTACAACCGTAACTACATTAAGTACACGTTGAATACTATCAATGGTTGTTTCAAACGTATTCCCTTGATTCTTAAGTTGTATCGAACCTTCTTTAGGATATTTAGTAGCATCAAAAATGTCTTCTTTACCTTCAATTAAACTAAAGGAAAATGAATTGTTACTAATCCGAGTAAAGTTGGTTGCAGTGCCCTCTTTTACAAAACAACATACTTCTTCAAGGGTGTTTCCATCCCAAACCAAAACCTTATCTACACCATTGCATATTAATAATTTGTTTAAATAAGTTACAGATCTTGGAACAGTTGCAACGCTTAAATCTTCTTGAAGAGCAGCAGATAAGGTTTGAGTTAAAAGATCGTAAACGTAGATACTGCCTGAAGCATAAGATATTGAATTAATCTCTATTTCATCTAAAGGTAAAGAAAAAGAATTGTCAGCTAAAGTAATTGTAACGGTGTTGTTCACAACTGTTTTGTTAATAACTAAGGAATAAAGCACGTTTTGACCATGCAATGTGTAGGTAACATTAATTAAGTTATCGATATCAAACTTATCTGGATTTTGGGTAACAAAACTTAACGTATTAGGTGAAGTAACCTCAAAAGTATTAGCTGTTGTATCTTGTTTATAAACCTGTACATATAAAACCATTTGATTATCACCATTTGGTTTTGCAAACGGAAACATCTCAATAATAGTGTTATCTGGAAGAAGCGTTACATTTGGTAACATTTGAGTGCCAAAACGAACAAAGGCTGAACCAAGAGGGGAGGGTATAATGTTTTCTAAAACAGTCGCAAACTCTTCAGGAAGTATTTCTGGGGCAATGTTTCGGTTCATACCTTGGGAAGGCAAGCTAAACTCTAAAACATTGTAATTACCCTCTTGAAACATCTTTTAAGCATTACTAAAGGTTGAAAGCATTTCACCACTTGAGGTGTACAAATAAGATAACAATCTTGTCTGGCCAACTTCCCAACGACTTAATGCTTCATTAGACTTTTGCATGTTTTTAAATCCTCCTTCTTCTTGGAATAAATAATACAATGCACCATCAGCTAAAACCTGGTGATAAGCTAATGGATAAGGAATATCATCTTCCATAGTGGCTTCGGTAAAAGGTGTTGGGTGAGGAGTGTACCAAATCCTAATTTGAGTTACGGCTGTTTGAACCGGCACAAACTGTAGCATATTCTTTTGAATGTAATACTGCGTTGGATAGGTAGAACTCTTTAATGCAGGATCTTTATCAAGAACTTGAGTCAATGAAGTCTTTTCTAACTTTCGCTTGTGGGTAATATCATAAACATTGTTTGTAACAAAAGGCTGACTTGGCAATACTACGACATTTGAATTTTGATGATTAGCTAACGTGTCATTAATAATTAAATCCTGATTAAAGTTAGCCGTGATTTGATATAAATGAAAATGCGCTAAATTAAGATACTGAAGAAAAATTGCCCTTTCGCTAGGAGAGACATTGTCATTTCCCAGCGAAAGATTGCCTATTAAATTTAGTAAACCTTGTACTTCCATCTACTAATAGTTACCTATTACCAATGTAAGACAAATAGTAGCGCCAGCAGGTATTCCTACACCACCATTTGAAACCGCAAGATTTATGATTTTTCCAGTAGCATCAATTGTGATGTTTGTGGCAGTACCAAGTGTTATTCCAACACCTATAACACCTTGAGTAGCAGTTGCCTTTAGCAAAACAGAAGATATAGATTTGATTCTACCAGCTCCTGTCCAAGTTAAAATATTAGCGTTGGCATTGGCAGCGATTGCTGCCGTTGTAGTAATATCAAACACAACTAACTGATAGTCAGTACCAGTAGAGGCCACATTTGTATTAACACCTGCTGCCGTTGTAGTATTTTGAACGTATCGCACGACACTTGTCATAATTAAATTCCTTCTTTTAAAAGCTTACGAATGAATGGATAATACCTTGTTCAGCCACTGGATTTGAACCAGCAACCGCACCAACTTGTTGAGCATATTCACTAGGGAACTGTAACATTTTTTGACCTCTAAATTCATGGCCAAAATAAAGTTGCATACGTTCCACAAGGTCATTTTCCATACCAATTTGCGGTTCTTCAGCCCAACCTAAAGATACAGCACCTGCACCCATAAAGATATTCCATGCTACTTGTTTATTAGCATCTTGGCTTGTAATGGAGTATTGATACAAATCCTTACAAGAGTAAATTGATATACCACGATACTCACCCACATAATCTGCACCGTTTAAGGTTTGTGGTGTGTTTTCTTGGTCAATTACAGTACCACGATTAAAGGTTGAGTTAGCAAATAATGGATCCGCAAACAAACTTGCTAATGTTTGTGGATGTGCCAGATAAATATACTTATTCATAGGCCATCCAGCTTTATTCTTAACATAAGCCGGACGAATTGCATTTTCCGTATTAACAGCAATATCAGCAGCGTTTCCTCTTTCAGCATATTGCCTCAAAGTTTCTAAGTGTTTTGCTGAAAGACCTGAACCAGCAGGAGTAGTTGCTGCTGAAGTCTGTAGTCCATTCATCAAGGTCGGAAACGAAGCGTTAGCTTGATAGTTTGCCCTTGTTACCAACGTTCCTGCAGCAACAGGGATAACCACACGATCATATGATGGATAGTTTCCAGCAACGGCACCTGTTAATACAGATCCTGTTTTAAGTGCTGGATAAGTACTGTTTGTTAGCACATTAAAGATATCGTAATTCAAACACCGTGAGAAAGCTTCAACTAACTGTTGTCTAGCATAAGGCGGTAGATCAATTGGAGTACCTTGACTTAAAATATCATAGCCCTTGATTTGAACCAAAAAGCTCTTAAAATCAATGTCTACTTTATCGTAGTCTACCTGCTGTTGCATGGCATTACCACGACGCTGATCAAAGTTAATGACCGGATTTTTATAATCGAGCGCCTGTAACTTACCCATGCGGTATTGTAAGCCTTCACTCTTGGATAATTGCTTGCGAACAATCGGACGAGTTGGTTCGTTACCCATAAGATTATAAAGAGGGGTGATTTGAACCCATTCCTTGAATACCTTAGAAGTAACGCTAAATGGAAATAGATTTTGATTAATGCCATTGTAACCAGCGGCGGGTGGTGGATATAAAGCCATAAAAGACTCCTTCTTTAAAAGTTAAACACAAAAAATATCCGTATTCTTTTCAAAAAAAGGTAGGGGTTTGCAAAGTATCTAAAGGTAAGAGCACAAGCTGTCTTTAATGACCTTAAAACCGTCTTTCAATCCAAGGTGAATCTAAAGGTGGGCAACAAGGCTAGGCACCTTTATTTTCGTTTGACTCTGTCACGCTCTTCAAAAAGATCAGTAATTGAATCTCTTCTTTCTTCTTTTGAATCGCCAACCTCACTCATATCGTTGATGCGTGAAGTGGTGCGATCAAAGTCCTCGTATTGTGATAACTTTTTGTTTAATTTGTCAATTTGTTTTTGAAAGCCCTCAATCTGCTTATTCTTCTTTAAAATAAATCCATGAAAGCTTCCTGATTCTGTAATATCTTTATAGGACTCATCATAATAACGTTGACCAATGCTAAGCATTTTCTTTGCAAGTTTTATGGGCTCATCAATTAAGTCATTAAGCTCATCCAACGCATCTTTGATTTCTTCTGGATCTGCCAAAGTCATGAAGTAATCAAATGCTTTTATCTTGTCATCTAACAATCTATCATCGCTGTATTTACGTAAATTATCGAGTTCAGAGTTGGCAGCTTTAAGCACTCTTGTAAAAGGTGAGGTGCTGTAAGTTGAAGCATCCTCTTCTATGTCAGCGTCGTTTCCAAGAGAATCAAATAAAGTTTGAGCTTCAGATTCAGATAAAGCACCGATTTCAGCAAATTCTTTGGCAACTTTTAAAGCGTTTTTTAAACGTTGAGCATTTTGTCTACCATATCTTTGGTTTTCTTGAATCGTCTTTTTTGTTTTTTCTAACTCTTCAACTAAACTCTTTACCTTTTTATCCGCCTCAGATGGTTCAGGTTCCTTGTCCTCTTTTTCCTTCTCTTTTTCCTTCTCTTTTGGCTTCTCAACAACTTCTTCTACCTTTTCAGGTTTTTGCTCTTCATCACGATCACCAAATAAGTCCGTAACTTGTGGGGCATTTTCTTCTTTTACTTCTTCTTTTACTTCTTCTTCCATGGTTTCTCCTTATTGTGGGGTAAGAGTTTGAACTAATTCGCGATATGAGACAAAAGAGTTAAAAGTATTATAAGAGTAATTAGAAAAAGCATAAAGCAAATCACCTGCTTGCAAAGTTAAAGCACAGTTAAGTAATAAATCAACCCTATCACTTGCTTGAATTGAAACATGATTTGCAAAAATAAACTTAGTATCTGTTCCTGTAGTAATCTCTCTTGAAACGTAAACCGTAACAAAAATGGCATTCGTGGTTAAATTAGCCAGGACAATTCCATCAATTAAACACGTGTATAAATCAGATCCAAAAATTATAGTTGGAGAACTTCCAACCTTTAAAGTAGGAAGCATCTTAAAATTAACAAATGGAGTTACGATAGTCATCTACGCAGCCCCAGGTGGTGGAGCTCCCTCAGCTGGGAATTGCACTGGGTCCCCACGTCCAGCAACACCTTGTTCCATAGTAGTCTTTTGCTGCATCGCTTCTTGCATCTCTTTAGCTATTTGCTCTGGGTTTCTAACTCCCATACGACGTAATAATTCCGGCGATAACATTAACCACTGAGCATGAGCATTAGAAAGTAACGACTCAAAAGTAGCTTTTTGTTCAGCAAATGAGCTCTGATAATCAGGGACCTCTTCAACATAAAGCGATAAAGGTAAGTTGCGAATATCATTAAAAACTGTTGGCTTACCCTTCACATCTCTTACTAAATTCATAATAATAACTTCACGTTCGTCAGGAGTTATTATCTCCACAGCAGAGTTCTGTTGACCGTCAGATTGAATTATATTCAACATGAAACGAGATTCTCTTTTTTTCATCTGCGAGAAGTTATCAAAAGCAAAGACGTTGTTACGAACACTGTTTACCTGACGCACATTTTGAGCTACCCCACTTGTAGCATTGGTTTGCATTCCAAGCATTTCATCATGAATACCTGTAACCCTTTGAAGTAACCTAAGGTAAAGCTCAATAATCTTAAGCTGCTCTTCACCTACTTGAGCATTGCTAGAAACCTGAAACTTAGAATCCTTTGGTAACAGAATAACCGAGTCAGCCGTCCTTAGTTCTTTACGAATAGTTTCAAGCTCACGCCCAGGCATCGGATTACCCTCAAAGATAACCCTGGCTGAATTGATTGCATAAATTGACTTGGTTACACGCACATTGCAATCACGTTGAATGTCTTTCATGGCCTCTAAAAGACCATAAGGCACCCCTGTACGAAAACGCCTTTGAAAAACAATGGGGATATAACTAAAATCTTTTTGATTCGGAAACGTCGCATCTAATGGAGCATGCTCAAGCAAAGTGTTATCCATGAACAATGTACGCATAATGCGTGACGCACTACCACGCTCAAGATCAGAGTCCTCATTAAGTTCCTCCGCCGTTTCTAAACTAAAAGTCTCAAAACTTCTTCCCTTGGAATCAGTGCCTTTATACGTTTTGTGGGGTACCTTGTATTGTACTTCCACGACCAATACACGGTTTTTATGAACTCCACTGTAATTACTGTAGTCTGTGTAGGCTGAATTTCTATCCATAAGCTCAGGAGAAAACATACCCTCGTAATAAGAAAAATCTGCTTCAAAATCAATCTCCTGGGATGACTTAGGCCACTTGGCTTTTACCATTTCAGGAGTCATCCAATATTTACGGCAAACATACTTCATGGAGTTGTATTGCGGGGTTAAATCGTCTGGATCGGCAATTATGTTGAAAGGATGTACGTAATCGTAAAAAACTACCCCATCCTGTTTACATAGATGACTCCAACCAATACCACAGATCAATGAATCCCTAAACTTTAAAGAACCATTGTATGGAACCTCTTGGCTTTCTTGAATGTAGAATAATAAATGCGTTAAAGCTTCAGCTAACTTATCATCCTCTGGATCATGAGAGTCACTGCGACACGCCGTACGATACCTTGACTGAATCTCTACCCCAGAAAGATTATCTATAAAACCTTTACAAATATTAACCGTAATCGGTAATTGACTGCGTTCTTTTAAGGTTTGTAAATCAGACTCTTCCCACTGACCAGTTCCATCGTAAAACCCATAATCATTAATACACTTAGCCCGAAATTCTTGAGAAGATTGGTGTAAGTTGCCAATTCTAAAGTATTTCTGGGCTAAGTCTAAGGCGTCTTGACGAGTTTTAGATAAATTAGCCATCAATTCTTTTCAGGTGAGTTTAACTGTTCTTTTACTAACTCAAGCTCTTGCTTAATTTTATCCAAACATTGTTCAGTTATAACAATTGACCTCGACATAAGCTCAACTCTTCCTTGGTTTATTAACTCTTTCTCTGCAGAAAAAAGTATCTGGGCATCTATCAATATGCTCTGTATTACCTTAGGGAACTTTTGTAAAGCTTGTCCTATATCCATATTCATTTCTTATCTCCTTTTGTTATGTTAAAAACTGGTACTCTACTTTTTAAAGTAGTAGCTTCTGCAATCACATCATCTAAAGAACCAAATATATTTGAACACAAGTTCTTGTAATCATCGGTTGCTTCACCATTGTAATTAAAAATCTGCATTCCATATTGCTGGGAATATTGATTATCTATATTTAATTCAGCTAAAAGCTTTAATCCTTGTCTGTCTGGTGTAATTGCCATTTATTCCCCATTAATTTAATATGTCATAAACTCAAGGTAGCACAAGCTTTCCATATAATTCAACCGCAGCTTCTAATGCCTCTATTCTTCTTAAAGCGTCTTGCAACACTACCATTCCCAACTCAAATACCCTACTCTTATCGACCACAGGACAACTCTCTTTGGTGCCGTAGACAAACACCTCATCTCCTTCGTCTAAGCCCTTAACTTTTTCTATGGTTAAACTATTATCATTAACTTTTATGATTTTTGTCTCATTATGGTTACCATTTGAGTCTTTAACCAACAGATTTTCTCCTGCTAAATCTTGGCTTAAAGACTCAGACTCTACTTTGAGAATCTGATATTGTGAGTCGTTGCTGATTACAGCTGTTGCTAAAATATTGGGAATGTGATCATCAAGATCGTTAACATAATGAGGGGCTACCTCACTTAAATGTTCAGCTACAACTCCAAAATACTCACCATGTCCATGACGTTTCTTATCTATGTTGGTGTATCTAAAAAACGGAATAGATTTAAACAAATGTTCGGCATCTGTATATAATTTTTTATCGTTATGTACAATGTTTTTGATTTTTTTAGAGCTAGAGGTGTCGTATCCGCTAGCTATCATCCTGTAAGTGCCCGCTACTGAATAGCCAGATGAACCTATAGTGTAATAAGCAGTGCCGCTCACGAACGCATTAAAGCTGCATATGGAAGTCCCTGTGCTTCCATATGATCTAAAATTGTAGATAGCGGCGTTTGTGCTATAACTATCCCCGAATATGCTTAAATATCTATCTGATGATGATCCCGAAAGAGGTGCAGACCATATTTTAAGTAAGCCGGGGTAATCTAAATTTGTGCCAGCTTGTAACGTAGTCACGGCGGATAACGTATATGCTGTAATACCGTTGAAATTATAAGAATTGGTGTTTTTTCCTATAGCAACGTGGGACCAAAGCGCTGTAGCACCCGTTCCTGCTGTGGTACAAACCTTAATGTTCCCACTCGAGTTATAAAGATCACCTAAGGAATAAGACTCGTATGAGACTGGGCCATTAGCTGGTAATCTAAACACATAGCCATAAAAATTAAATGTCGATGTTGGTCGATTAGGACTAGGCATAAATTCACTGGAATATAAGGTATTTGTTATCTGAACCCTATCTACAGTAGGGCTTCCACTCCAACTCGGAAACGCAGATGTTCCATTTGAAATTAATACAGACCCAGATGCTACGGGAGCTATTCCATCATATGCTGCCGTAGAGGTGGTGCTTCCACAAACAATCCCATACGGCACCATAGAAATCTGACCAGTTCCTCCGTGCGCTACATCCCAAGTAGATGCTGTTGTGGCTAAAGATGACCAAGCCGATGCAGTTCCCGTTCCAGCTGTGGTACAAACCTTAATGCTCCCACTCGAGTTATAAAGATCACCTAAGGAATAAGCTATACCAGAAGAAGGCCCCTGCGTTGGAAGCCGAATAGCTGATGTAAGATTACCCCCAATAAAAGTAATAACCCCGTTAAGTATAGTAGATGAAATCTTATCGCAAAGAATTCCTGGACCATTAAAAAGCCCATAGCTATTAAATGTTGCTATGTTCGAAACAGTTATTGAATTCGCTGATACTGTTCCAAAAGTTGGGCTAAAGCTACTACTGGAAATAGCCAAAGGTGCCCAAACAGAAGTGATGTTGGTACCTGCTGTGGTACATACCCTAAGTCCTACATTCGATACATTATAAATATCACCAATCAAATAGTTTAATCCTGCAGAGACAACCCCATACGAAGGTAAACGCATACACGATACATTGTTGGAGGCAAAATTAAATAAATCTGGAAATACTGACCCATTTGTGACAAAGGTAGAGCACCATAATTTCCCTCCAACAAGAGCATCCGTACCTACATTTATAAATGTCGTCGTATTTAAACTCCCCGGTAAATACACAGCAGATGGTAAAGATATTACAGGAGTCGTAGTCCCAGTCACCGTTATCTGATTCGTAGTCCCTGTTACCGATGTTACTCCACCTGCAGTAATCGCATTCCAAGCAGAACTGTAATATTCTACCCCCGAGGTTGAAGTGTTATACCTTAACATTCCCGCAACACCCGTAGGCCTTTGTGCCGTAGTTCCACTAGCAATAATTATAGCAGCATTTCCACCAAGAATAGGTGACCCAATACTCCCAGTTGGATGAAGAAATTGCGGCGCATAACTGTACGTATTTGCTATCAAATAATCCGCAGTCAAAGACTTGGTCGAAGCTAAAGTAATGCTGCCTGCAAATGTTGAGTTCGCACTTGAAGTGGAAACAATTGAACCAGCAGTCAAAGCTCCAGAAATCGTAACAGCAGATGGTAAAGATATTACAGGAGTCGTAGTACCAGTCACCGTTATCTGATTCGTAGTCCCAGTTACCGATGTTACTCCCGCATAAGGTGTGGCCCACGCACCATCGCCCCTTAAGAAGGTGCTAGACACCCCAGGATACCCACTAAGTACAGAAATAGGTACAGATGATAAACTAAGCGCTATCGTCCCAGATGACGTAATCGGTGATCCAGATACACTTATTCCCGTAGAGCCCGTAATTCCTACAGAAGTTACCGCTGACGAAAAAGAAAGATTGCCAATACCATCCGATTTTAAAAAATTGGCTGAATCTGTATTAGGTAATGTCCATATCACATTAGAGGAAGGACTCCCCACCTTAAACCCCACACAAAATGTATTGGCTGAATTGTAAAATTTTAAAGAGTTTCCAGACTTAATCTCAACCCCTGAAGAAGTAATTGATAGCAAACTGATTTCATTCTTTTCAAAATCAAACCCCAAAGGAGAATTAGCCCCAAAACCAAATTTGATTCCTAAAGAAGAACTACCAACTACAACCCTTTCTTTAAAAGAATAACCCAGAGTCGAAAGCGGAGTAAAAATATGATTAACCATGTAATCAATTGAACCTGTTGAAAGTGACATCGGTCCAAGATTGAAGATAAAATTACCATTAGAGTTGTTAATCGTTGAATTAAGATGCGTTTGAATAGAACTACCAGAAAAACCCGTCCCATACACATCACCCTGAAGCGCAATATCGACAGTTCCACCTATAGTAAATGGAGTTCCAGCTCCATCAGTCCCCTTTAAAAGTAATACCTTGGTCATTACACTACGTCGTAATATCTACCTCATGAAAGAAAAGACTGTACGCCGGAAGTAATGCAGGAATGGATCCAGCAATGACTTGAGCAAAACTTATTTTACTGCCAGGTAAAATTAACTCCTCTTCAAGAGAAAGTGTCTTTGTCGACCCACTTGTCTCAACATGAATCTGATTGGCCGTTCCCGCAACACCCGTAGGAGTCGATGAAATCGTTGCTACATCAGTTGGAAAACTACTATCATCCACTTCTCTCGTAATTGTAACGCCAGGTCCAGCTATTAATTCCGTTAAAGGAACCTTTACTACAACACCATCTTTGTATTTAAATATTTTTTTTTGGATTGTTGGCATCTTTCTCTCTATGTTGTAACCTGAACTTGATGCAAGAATAACACATCTTCCATAAAGGGAACAATGTTATCCGTAACAGGAATCCTAATGTTTTTTTTAAAAGAAAAGATATGAGTATAACGATCATACTCAAAAATTGCCTCAAGAGGTTCTTTAAATCCTGATTTAGGACTTTCCGCATAAAATCTTTTTTTTGCAAAATAAAGACCAAAGTTTATTGGCTGTCTGTATGAAATATCTCTACTATCATTTTGAAATTCCGATCGAAGTATAAACCCTGCATAATCAACCGGTTTATCATAATTTAGTGGAGCATTATATCCAAATAATCCTATGTGGAGAGGAGAAAGGTCTTCATCATTTGCAATACCATCACCATGAGAGTCCCAGGAAAACAATCGAAGACCAGACTCGCTTTGGCTAAAATCTGGATCTATAGACCTTCCGAATGAATCAAACCAAAGAGTGCCATTACCCCTATCTCTTATATCGAAATTCATGAACGGTTTGTCACATAACTTAAACATTAATGTCCCTTTAACCTCATCAATATAAGGACAACACAAGTAACCGTAATCTGCTAAATCAGCGGATTTCCAATTTAAAGACGAGTTTAAAAACTTTCCTTTGAGCAAAACTCCGTAACCATAATTAATTTGACTTTCCGTTAAAATTCTTTCATCCGTATCCTTGTTTAATAGACCAAAAAGCAAACCTGCTACCCATAAAACAGAAGAACACGCAGCAACACCAGCAACTTCAGGAAAAAGAAGCACACCAGCAATAACAACAGCAGCACCAGCAATAACAACGGAAGCCGTGTCCAGACGATTTGATGAAGACATGACGCTAACCTCAAATGACGTTGCTCCTTCATCAATACTATGATCAGGTTTTTTAAACACCGTGGAACCCAATATGTTCGCAACAGACACAACAAGATTTTTGTAAGAATCGTTGTTAGATAGAAAATACCCAAACAGTTCAGGAGAAATGTAATCATCTCCATCTTTCGCTTTGATAAAATCACCATCATTGTTGGTTTTTATTAAACTTTCACCAAGCTCGGGAATGTTTAAATAATGTATCGTTGCAGCAAAAGCATCAAAAATAGGCATAACAGCAGGAACTTCTATTGGATATGCCGTAAACTCACTTGCAGTCTTTTCTCTCATTTCTAAATTAAGAGTAGGAGCAATCAGTTTGGAGCCACGAGCAGGATACCGCGGATCCATAATAACCATATTACCAATAATAATGCTGGACGTGTTAACGTAATCCTCTCCAGACTCAGCCATAGATAATGTACCGCTATCATTATTCACAGTGTTCTTAAGCAACCCCGTTCCTAATGCCCCAAGCGATTGCGCCTTGGTAAATGTGTAACTCGTACTTAAACCGTAAAGCTGCCTCACAACCTCAGGAATAGCCAACATCGCAGGGTTTTCCCACCCAAAATCTACCGTGTTGCTCCCTACTATAAAATTAGCATTGTCAAATCGCTTCATAATCTGACTCGCCCGTATCTGCGTCATCGCAAGCGAACTCGATATCACCGTCTCCCTCGCTACACCTAATACACCAGGACTACCTACGTAAACCTGCGGTAACCACGGTCCACTCATGATCCAATCAAATCCAGATAACGGATTGAAAGTCGGATTCGGCATCAAAACACTAAGCGGTATTCCACCAGGTAACGGAAATAACGCACCCCCTAATGATGGCAAATTCCCTAACCCTACCTCCTTCCTATGCGTCGCTACCCCACTGTCATTACCTATAAATAACTCGTCCCTAGGCAAATCCTTCGATAAATAATCCCCCCTAACCGAATTCCTTAAATTGATTAAATCTAACTTTATATCAATTAATCCAGGTGTCGCCCTCGCCTCACCATCCCTCATCCCCTCCCATACATAATTCCTACCTAACCCAGGAAGATTACTCGATGATAATATCTTCCCATCAATCGGACTTATCCATAAAGAATAATCAAACCCCAACTTCATGCAAGCAAATGCCCTATAAATGTCGTAATGTTCCCTATATCACTGTTAAAATAATCTGTTGCCGAATTCTGCATGTAATTTATAAACTCATCACTCGAATTGTCTAACGAACTGTCCGGATTCTGATCCACAGGTATCGGATACTGCATCCGATAATAATAATAATTATCTAATGTCTGATTGCCCAAAATCTCTAACTCCTTCGATACCCCCTCAGGCGGTATAGACATCGCTACATCCATTACCATCTTAATAGTCCCTAAATTGTCACTAATCCCTTTTAAATTTTGTCCAGGTATATAACCAATGTTCCCTAAACCCGTACCCACAGACAAAATACAATACCTACTCGCCGTAGGCCTTAATCCCCTCATCACCGATAACGCTAAACTAGACGGATTGTTCATAAATATCCCCCCGTCTACATACCTGTCCACACCGTTAAACGTCGCAGCAGGAAAATATACCGGCGCCGCTGATGTCGCTAATGCTACATTAACCGCTAACTCATCCCCCCCAACCAAAAAAGGAAACGTATCCCCAGAAATGTTCGAAAAATATACCGGATAATTTACTACACTACCCAACCCACTAACCCTCTTAAACGACGGAATTAATACCCTCGTCTTCATATCCCTTAACCTCGTGCCAATTCCTAACGTGTCCTCAATAAGACCCCTTAACGGTACCGCACTATATAAACTATCACTTAACCCAGAAAGATACCCACTCCACGCTACATACCCCGCTTGCCCAAGCCCGTAACTGTCAAATATACTCGATCCATTCTCAATCAATAACCCCTTCACAAAACTAGGCGCTAATCCCAACCCATACCCTAATGCCTGTATCCCACCAATAGACGTCCCCGCTATAATGTCAAAATACTTCCATAACTCACCAGAATTAATCCCCGCAGCTGCACAAAATAATTCCAAAAATCGCGCGGTGATTACTCCCCTCATCCCTCCACCATCCAACGATAATACCCTGATCGTGTTAATATCCATCATAAATATCCTCCACCACGTAACCCAATCTCTCCCTCCACTACCCTACACCTCGCTACACCTAATCCACTCATCACTACATACCTCATGCAATCCATTAAATGATCGTTTCCCTTCCTTACTATCCCCTCCTCATCCCGTGCATACATCCTTAACTCCGTTAATGCCTTCCCTAATGTCCTAAATATCTTTAACTGCCCATTCTGCATCCGCGTTAATACCCTCGCTATCCCAGCCTCCTTCGCATTGTCCGCCTTGCTCAGTAACCGTAACCCAACATCCCGATACACTACCGCTAACTTCTCTCCATCCCTTATCCCACTCTGTAACCCAGCAGGATCATATACCCCAGGTATCACATCAGCACCCATCCTTAATAAATTAACCGCATGTACCTGCGGCGTTAACTCAGGTATCGCATACTCAGCGTAAAAATATATAACGTCATTGTCCCGATCATGCGCCCCAAATAACGCCGCAGTCGGCGCCGTCCACCCAAAATCTAATCCATATACCCTAGGCCAATAATCCGGTATCTCAAAAGGATCACATAATACCATACCCTCACTAATCGGATATACCATCCCACTCCCTAATGACGGTACACCCATAGTCCGCGCCTCTATCTCATGCACACGGTACGACTTGATTAATTCCTTCTTGTCTACCTCACTTAAATGCGGATTGTCCTCCCACGTCGCTCCACACCACCACCTCCCATCAACTACCTCACCCTGCCCAATATCCAAAAATCCCCTCACTAAATCTGTATACCCATGCAAAGGCGTCATAGTCAGTAACATCATCCCATGATGATACTCAGATGTCCCCATTAACCTCGTTAAACACTCCGTATATACACCATAATCCACAGGCTCCTCATCCATTAATACAACATCTACCGTCATACTCTGTAAACTATCCCGTCCCTGATCGTAACTCTTAAACTCTATACAACTCTCACCACCACTAATATGACCCACAAAAACACGATCATACGCCCCACTCACACCACTCCTCCTCTCAATCCTCCTTACTAAACTCCTGTCAACTAAACTTATCGTGCTAAACCCATCAAAAAAATACCTCTGTAACGTATCCCTTACTACACTGCTCGTCTTCGATAATACCCACACCTTTATTCCCCTCTTGTACCGATACCCATTCCACCACAAAGGATACCTCCCAGTTAAATGACACGCTACCTCATAACAACCACAAAAAGTCTTCCCACTCCGGTTCGCTGCCAAAAACATCCTCTGCTTCGCTAATATACCCGCACCGTGAAACTCTAATTGCTTCCTGTGCGGCTCATAATAAATACTCTCCTCCCTACATACCTCCATGAAAATCTTGTCAAATTCTTCTACCGTTAACTTGCTTAACGGATAATCACCAATAACCCTCCTTATCGCTCCTTTACCCTCCTCCCCCAATAACTCATACCTCCTACCACTGAACTTATCCACCATTCACTAATGCCCCCAATAACTTCACCTTGTCCTCACGACTCGCCTTCCTCATAACCCCACTCAATGCACTGTCCGTTAAACCTCGAAATACCTCGTCCTCTATGTCCAAATTTAATCGCACTAATAACATCAGTAATCCCTCGTTCCCAGGACTAAACGCCTTGTCCCTTAACTCCCTCCATACCCGACTCCGAAACTTCGCCTTCCCCCTACCCCTCGCCTCTTCCCAAAATTCATTCCTTCCCATCTCCTCCATATAACCCACATACCCCATCTCCATCGCATCCGCTACCATCTCATCACTCATACCCTCCCCATACCTCAATACCAAAAATTCTAACTCCTCCATTAAATCGCTAAACTTCCTCCTCCATAATACCCTTACCTCTCCCAAATCCATTCCATTACACCTTAAAGTTTCTTTGATTTGCTTATCTTATGGTTTTATTGTGTCTTTTACAATTTCAAACCTATACTTAATGCGAATACTTTGTGCAAATATTCATCGAGATATACTATAAACGTAGAGAGAGAGCCATGTAGAGAGATTTGAGTGAATTTTATGCGCATGATCTACTTTATATATATATGCGGTTTTTTTGAAAATTCGAGAAAAATCCTAAAATTGATAACGAGAAAAAACTGAGGCTAAAGTGTTTGTGGAGTGTATTTTAAACAACAGGAAACACACCCTCTATGCCCCTCCCCCCCCGGGGGGGCTACCTGTATAGCAAAAAGCACCCAAAACGCGTCCTGGGTGAGTCTGCAGGGGTTTATGAAGAAGAGGCAATGCCGTAGCCTTCTAGAGATAGTTCTATGGGGTAACACCCCGTTGGTCGGTCTCTGTAACCCTTATATTTCCTAAGGTTTATCCAAGAGAGGATTTCTCTAGTTTAGCAGTAGTTTAGCATCTTGAAAAAATCTCAAGTATCTTTTTGTAAAGTTGATGAACCAGAGAAGCATTGTGTAAGTTGTTTTTAGTAACCTACATAGTTAATTTTTCGTTTTCGGTTTCGTTCAAAAAAAAGTACCTACCTTTAACCTCAGTTTACTTCATTTTCTCTCAAAATTTTACACAAAAATTCGGAATATCTATGAGTTTCAAGCTATGCCTGGATAACAGAGTATTTTAATAATAATATTTATTAGTTAATTATAATTTGTTGATTCCTGATATCTAAAAGTGTGACATATTTACGACGTGACATTTTTGCAACACTTTTTGTCGTTTCGGGTCCTTTCAGCGTTTTTTTTATTTCCTGACATACACGAGGCTTTTTACCCCCTTGGAACCGGCTCTGACAGCGGCTGACAGGTACAAATTGTACCCTTTCCGAAAAAGTATACCTTGAGTGGCTCTGACAGTGGCTGACAAGCACAAATTGTACTCTTTGGTTTTTTTTGAAAAGGGTTTATTTTATGCTTTAAAAGTTGCTATAAAAAGTGGGCTCACGTTGGCTTTGGGGCATACTTTGTTTTTCGACGCTCTTTGCTTTAACGATTATCAAAGATTTTTCGTCTTTTTGGGTCTTTTTAATCTTTGCTTGACATATTAGCTATCGACACCTAGATTATGTGATGTACGTTAATTAAAGGAGATTATTATATATGTCATACACTAAGAACTTAGGAAACTACGCTACTGCGCTTGAAAAAGCGTCGATTAGACTACACGCATACACGGTGAGTGGGTTAAAGAAGGGAAACAGGCTTTTATGCACAGACAAGCCTCGCGTGGATAATCTACTTAAGGAAGTTGAAAAATGCCACTCTGACTGTCTTTCATATGTTGGAATAATCAGGGAGAACATAGACATGATTGAACAGTATGTCAGTGTATTCCCTATAGAAGAAGTCGAGAAACTGATAGAAATTGGGGTACCGAAGGCAGAAATATGCCGTAGGTATGGAATTACGTTTCCGACGTTACAGAGGCATTTAGGTTTAGCGGAGGCAGTTTCAGCAAGTAGAGAAATGGGGAAGGATTAGGAAGATGGGAAAAGTGTACAGGGTATCGAAGTATAACAAAGTAAACGATTTTGGGGAGGAGGATAATTTAGCAGATATTGTGAGGAGTGAGAGGAGTTTAAGGAAGTACAGGGAGATAAGGGAGTTAAAGGGGAGTGGGAGGGAAGGAAGGAATAGGTTAGGGATGAGGTGGAGAGGAGGGGAGTCAGACGAATTTTTTGGTAGTGAGGAAGATATTATGAGTGGGTACAAGGAACTTGCGAGCAAGGAATAGGTTAGATCAAGTAACTTTTCTTCTTGGGTATTTCTCAGAACGGGCTGTTGAGTTACGTTTCAGGGATAATGGGTAATATTTTTGGAGAAAAGTTACATAAAGGGTATCAAGCAACTTTTTTTTTAAAAAGGGGGTAAATTTTCACAAATACACTTGTAAGTTCTTCCTTGGGTACACATATATATAACATAAGAGAAACGGATACAAACGCGGAGACATTTATGGATAAATTAACAAAAGAAGATGTAAAGTTAGCAAGGAAGTGGAGGAAGAGGGAATTAGAGGAGATGGAATATGAGCGTGCGATGGAGAGGTTACTTGTGGAGGGTGAGTGTTTTAGGGTTGAGGAGGAGGAGAGGAAGAAGGGGGAAGTAGAGAGGGGTAGGAAGGCTGAGGGATGGGCATGGACGATATTAGGGATATTAATTGGTTATTTAGTTATGAGGTGATTAGGGCCCAGGTAGATTTAGCGAGGTTTTTGAAGAAGTTATGTGCGAGGAAGGCGGAGAGGGTAGAGGCGGCTATGAGGGAGGCGGTAGAGGCGAGGAGAATTTTTTTCTTTAGGGAGGGGGGATGTGGTTGTGGAGTTGCGGGTATAGATTCTTGCTGAGTAAAGGATTGGTAGTAAGTATTTTGGGAATCTGGGATAGAGAAGGGGTCATCGAGGTATTTGAGTGTGGTATTAACGAAGGGTGAGTGGTTATTGACGGTGAGGAAGGAGATTTCGTGGAAGAAGTTTTCTGGGAGGGGGATATCAGAGGATAGGTTGAGGTAAGTTGAGAGGTTTTGGTATGAGGATATGGGTAGAGTATCGAGTTGAGTTATTTGGTCATGGAGGAAGGAGAGGATATTTTTTTGGATAAGGATATTTTTGAGAGGTTTAGATTTTTGGGAGATATAGGATTTAGAGATTATGGGTTTAGGGAAGAGGCCGAACCAGGAGAATTTTTTAGATTCGAGGATATCGTGTTGAAGGGAGGCGACGATAATTTGTGCATCTTTAAGGAGTAGGGAATCGAGTTTGAGATAATTTTTGGGGAGGGTTTGAAGGAATTCGGTAAGGTTATTTGGAGTAGGGATAAGGAGTTGCATGAGTAAGAGTATATGTGGTTCATTTTTAATGGTGATGGGTTGTCTAGAGATATTCAAGGAAGTTTGTTCATCGATAAATTCTTCTATGAAGTTAGCGAACCAGGGTTTTTGGTTAAGGGGTACGGAGTAGGAGGAGTAGTCAAGGTTAGAGGGATGTGAGAATGATTTTTGTTCTTCTTCCATGGAGAAGGAGAGTGGGGAGAGGAGTAGGAGTAGGAGTAGTTTCATATGGGTTATCCTTTTTAAGTTAGGGTAGCCCCCCTTTTTTAGGGAGGGGCTACCCTGGAGACCTTGAACCGTGAAAAGCAGTTCAAGTATCGGAATAGTAACATACAAATAAATCATTGTCTATTACAATATATTTAATTAAAATTTGAAGTTAATACCAACTGATACGTTATGGTTTCCTGGTAATTTAGTTTTTGCTGTATTTTTTTTGAAGGTTTGTTCAGGGATAACGGAGTATTCGGCTTTTAGGAAGGAATTAGGGGACAATGCTGTTCTAAGGCCTGCACCGACTACTGGTCTTACTATGTATTGAGAAGATTTTTGTATATCTTCTTTTGGGTTAGTTGAGGTGTAAGAAGATTTAACATCTCTGAATTCTGCGCCTAGTATGGCAAAGACGGCTGAGTCTTTTGAGAGTGCGAAACCTGGAGTAAGTTTAATTGTATTAGCGAACTGTGTTTTTATTTCCAGTTTTTCCTTACGTGTTTGTTTAAGTGCAGCAGGTACAGGTACTAGTACAGGTGCAGGTGGTACTTGGATATCAGAAGAAGCTACAGTAGAAATAACTGTAGAAGCTTCAGAAGAAGTAACTGTAGAAGCTTCAGAAGAAGTAACTGAAGGAGCTACAGAAGAAGTAACTGTAGAAGCTACAGTAGAAGCTACAGAAGAAGTATCTGAAGGAGCTACAGTAGAAGTCTCAGTAGAAGCTACAGTAGAAGCTACAGTAGAAGTCTCAGTAGAAGCTACAGAAGAAGTAACTGTAGAAGCTTCAGAAGAAGGATCTTCCGGAGGAGTACCTGAAGAAGCTACTGAAAAAGTATCTGAAGTATCTTCTTGGATAGTATCTTCTTGAGTAGCAGAAGAAGTCTCAGAAGAAGTATCTGAAATATCTTCTTGGATAGTATCTTCTTGAGTATCAGAAGAAGCTACAGAAGAAGTATCTGAAGTATCTTCTTGGATAGTATCTTCTTGAGTAGCAGAAGAAGTCTCAGAAGAAGTATCTGAAATATCTTCTTGGATAGTATCTTCTTGAGTAGCAGAAGAAGTCTCAGAAGAAGTATCTGAAATATCTTCTTGGATAGTATCTTCTTGAGTATCAGAAGAAGCTACAGAAGAAGTATCTGAAGTATCTTCTTGGATAGTATCTTCTTGAGTAGCAGAAGAAGTCTCAGAAGAAGTATCTGAAATATCTTCTTGGATAGTATCTTCTTGAGTAGCAGAAGAAGTCTCAGAAGAAGTATCTGAAATATCTTCTTGGATAGTATCTTCTTGAGTATCAGAAGAAGCTACAGAAGAAGTATCTGAAGTATCTTCTTGGATAGTATCTTCTTGAGTATCAGAAGAAGCTACAGAAGAAGTAACTGTAGAAGCTTCAGAAGAAGGATCTTCCGGAGGAGTATCTGAAGAAGCTACAGAAGAAGTATCTGAAGTATCTTCTTGGATAGTATCTTCTTGAGTAGCAGAAGGAGCTACAGAAGAAGTATCAGAAGTATCTTCCTTGATAATTTCTTCTTGGGTAACAGTAGGAGCTACAGAAGAAGTAACTGTAGAAGCTTCAGAAGAAGGATCTTCCGGAGGAGTATCTGAAGAAGCTACAGAAGAAGTATCTGAAGTATCTTCTTGGATAGTATCTTCTTGAGTAGCAGAAGGAGCT